CCTCGTCCTGATCTAAACCCAGGTCAAATAAAGACGCTGGATATACTCCCGACAGAAGTTGATGGCGTATGGACCTACGGCTGGACCGTGACGGACCTACCTGCCGAAGAGGTAGCTGTTGCGCGTATGGAAGCTGCAGCTAAAGAGTGCGGAAAGCGTATCCATGCAGTCGCAGATGCAACAGCCCAAATGAACATGGCATCCGCTGCTAGTGCTAACATGCTGTCTGCGGATCAAATGACTGCATGGAAGCAGGCATTGGCTTGGGTCCAGCAGATGCGTGGGACATGGCAAGCGATTGCGGCTGACACGACTAAAGACATCACCGACGATGTACATTGGCCTGAGTGTCCAGTAGCAGCAGCGGCATTGGCAGACGGTTTCTAAGAGTAACAGAAGTATTGGTAGTAGATAAGTGACCCTCGCTTCCTCCCCTTTAGCCTCTAACCCACTAGCTTCTGGCGGAGTAGATCGCCCTTTGCTAGAGGCTGCTTTTGCCGTACAAGAAAGCAGTTCTGATAACATTACTGCCGTGTCGGCTGTCGGACTCATTGTAAGCTTTGATCCGATTGAAGCAGGTAATGACACTTTTAGCGGTGCCGTTAATCCATACGTAGATATGGTACTAACGGCTCAAGAAACCGGATTAGACTCAGCTAGTCTAAATGCCAGTAGCGCAAACAACGTAACGTTGGGCAGTACAGAGACAGGTGCAGATCAACTCACCGGTTCTTTAAGTACAACGAATAATGCGGCACTTAACGTTCAAGAAGCGATATCTGATAATCTGACTTCATCTTTTCAGGTAGCTGCCAACATAAATGCTCCTCTACAAGAAGCAGCAAATGACAGTATAGCTTCGAGTGCGTCTGTAAATTCGAGCATTTCTCTAAGTGTAGCGGAAACTGGATCAGACACTCTTGCTGCTTTGATAACTTCAATAATTGGTAGCTGGGTTCTAAACGTACAGGAAAGCGCTACAGATGACCTAAGCAGCGTTGTTGGGGTTGGTGTACAACAAAGCCTGAGTGCCTCTGAGACTGGCGTAGATGACCTCCTTGGAGCGATACGCGTATCAACCGAACTTACCTGTAATGTCACGGAACAAGGCTCTGACGGTTTCACAGCTGCTTTAACTACCGGTCATGCAATAATCGCAGAAATTCAGGAAGAGTTCTCCGATGCTCTTGTTGCCAGTGCACGTGTCGATCTGACTAACGCACTGGATACAATAGAGACAGGTTTGGACTCAATAAGCGCCAATGTAAAAGTGGGCGTTTTTGGTTCTACGGCAATCGCAGAAACCACTGCAGACCATCCCACAGGTATTGCCCAAGTTGTACCGTCTCTCGCCTTTGGTATGCAGGAATCTGGGTCGGATATTTTTACAGGTACGGCCATATTTGAGAGGATAAACTTAACGTTTATTGCTCAAGAAGGAACCGTCGACGTATTGACAGGTTTTATGTATGGGGATCTGAGTCAGTCTATTGCACGCGCACAGATGCTAATTGGTAGCCCCAGTAACATTAAGAACATTAATGGGTGCCCCAGCAACAATAAGAACATTAATGGGTGCCCTGCCCCCTTGGCACGTATCGGAGAATGACATGGTGACTGAATATAACATCGAAGATCGGCACAAAGGCGAGGCTGTTGAGATTTTGTTTTTTGCAAAAGACCCAGATCAAACAGTTATCACCGATCCGGGAGATCAAACAATTACTGTTACCATCTCGGATACGGTGAATGGAGATCCGGTAAACAACCTAATATTTTCAACGGCTCCGTACGTGATTCTGACTACGGTTCAAACCGGTGAATTTCTTATTCAACTAACAAATGAAACATTATCTAGCTTAACAGAGGGTTTGACTTATTATTACAACATCTGGTCTCAGCTAGACAACGAACCAAGACGTTTACAAGCCAAAGGAAAAATTGTGTTGGGTGGATCAATTGAGTTTTAACCAATTGGAAAATACTAGCTATGGTAGAATCACACCACACCAAAGCACATCAAAGAATTGGATAGTAAATGGCAACGCACCTAGCGTTTTATAAAGGAAAAGGTGGTTTATCGAACTTAGGTGTTCGAACCGCGTGCTCGATCAAATACAGGACTAAAGTACAATATAGTCACATCGAAATTCTCAAGTCTTATCCACAAGATGAGCCTGTATTAAACAGTCGCGGTCAACTCTGCGTAAGTGCATCCAAGCAAGACAATCATCAAGTAAGAGCCAAATGGATCGATTTTAAACCGACTCATTGGGACTTTTTCACCTTGTTTGGGCAAGACAATATTTTTCCTAAAGCTGCACAGGTTGTAGGAAAGCCGTACGACTATGTAGGTATGCTGCTATGCCTTACCCCCCTCGCCCGCAGTAAACCAGACACGTGGTTCTGCTCACAACTTGTCGCACATCTTCTGAATTACAAAGACGCAGAATCATACGATCCGCACAAGTTAAGCACCACTCTCAAATCACACGGAGCTTACGTCGGGGAGGTAATGTCATGAGTGATGACTCTGAAGAAACATTAGAAGATTTGCTTAAAAAACTGTCAGATCGTTTAGGTGAAGATGGCGCAACCCATGTCCCGTTAAATAAAAAAGAACTCAGCGAAGTACGCCGCATGGTTGCTACGTATCGAATGGTTATTGGTTGGGGCAAATTAGGCAAGCTTCTAATTTGGCTCGCTATGACTGTTTCAGGTCTTTTTTTAGCTTATCAAACTTTGATCAAATCTGGAGGAACTCAATAATGCGAGCACTGGCCACAAACGTAAAAAAAGCGGTTTTTGGGCCAATAGGAACGCTTTTTTCCTTGGTCTTATTCTTGTCTGTGATTTTTTTGCCCGAGCTTTTGGGGCGCCTAGAAGGGCGGCTTAACCCCGTTGTGACTCAAGTTAAATTTCACGCCACGAAAACAAGTTCAAAAGTCACAGAGATCAAAGGTCGGATGTTTGTGGAACGAACTGAATGCGTTTTTGACCACATAGAATGGTTTCTCGTCACGCCCGGACGCACTGCATTGGCAGATGTCGTATTCAAAAATGGAACGGTGGCACGCCCTGGTGGGTGGAGTGATTTTGGCCCTTGGGATGTCGCCATGGATTTGCGCCAAATTACGGACAGCAGCTTGGCATTTGCTTATCATAGATGCCCGTGGCGGCCTTGGCTTGTTGAGACGCAATTTTATCCTGACGTAAGTATCGAAGAGGTTGATCCATGAAACGCATCATTGGGCATTGGACGGCTGGTGGCGGCAGAGCCAGTGACATCGACATCAAGCACTATCATCGGCTGGTGGAATACGATGGAACAATCATTCGTGGCAAAGAAGATATCGCTGACAATATTGTCACGTCTGACGGTGATTACGCAGCCCATACAAGACGTTTGAACACAGACAGTATTGGCGTCGCAGTATGCGGCATGGCAGACGCGCAAGAGTATCCATTCCATGCTGGCTCAAGTCCAATTACCGAAAAGCAATGGCGTGTATTTTGCATCATGATTGCTGATCTGTGTCGGCAATACTCGATTCCTGTCACCCGTGAAACTGTCCTGACACATGCCGAAGTGGAGCCTACGTTGGGCGTCAAGCAGCGTGGTAAGTGGGATATCTCTCGAATTCCGTTTCGTGCTGATCTTGTCGGTGCTTATCCAGTTGGCGATTACATGCGCGAATGTGTGCGTCAGATCCTCGGTGATGATCCCGTCAGCGATTACGAACATCGCCCATTCCTCAAGATGGGTGGCAACAATCCCCGAGCAGCAGTCAAAGAGCTGCAAGAAGATCTACAACTTGCTGGATACCATTCTGGCAAGATTGACGGGCTATTTGGACGGCGAACACGTACATCTGTAATGGCATTTCAGGCTGACAACGGCTTAGTGCCAGACGGTATCGTAGGCACAGCAACTTGGGCAGCCTTTGATAGCGCAGACGTCGTGTCAGAGCGTGACATCGACGTTCAAGAGTTGGCAAAGACATCTCGCACCATGCAGCTCGCAACCAAAGGCGAACGTGCGCTAACGACCACTGAGGCGACATTGGGTACGGGGGTATCCATTGCAGGTGCCGTAGAGATTGCCAAAAGCGCACAACAAGCTGAAGGCGCCCTGGAAATCGGTCAGCGCATTCTGACAGAATATTGGCTGCCATTGATCGTTGTTCTGGGTGTGGTTCTAGCGTCTCGCTACGGCAAAACTATGCTGAGAGCTATCAAAACAAACCGTGTCGAAGATGCGCGCCTTGGAAAGCATTTAGGACGATGAAGTTGTTTGGAGGGTTCACCCCCTATATTATGGGCGCTACAGCTGCAGCACTCCTAGGGCTAAGTTCTTGGCTTTGGATCTTAGAACAACGCAACGAAACGTTTAAAGCAGAGCTCGCAATAGCTCGAGGGCAATACGCAACGTGTAGTGCCCGTATCATCAATATCGAAGAGGATAAAAAAAGTGATGCGACTGTTACTGATCCCAGCACTTACACTCCCCCTGATGGCTGGTTCATGCCTTAGCCCACCTCCTCCGGTAGAAGTAGACGAAGCTTATTTCTGTGATGTGGAAGAAGCTCGTCGATTTAGCCATGCAGAGTGGGTATGGAGAGAAAAGAATGCACCGTGGAATTTAGTCAAAGACATCAAAACCAATCTTACGTGGGAACGTGAGTGTATCGACCTGACCGATGGGATTTGATTGGGTATGATGCGGAACCAAAGAGGATCAAAGCTATGATGAGTCGTACATTACAGAGCCGGTGGAATGCGCCAGACTTGTCAGCTTTTGACGAGGAATTAGACGCGTATCTGAACAGGCAAAATCCGTTGCTAACCTTGGCTCCGATGAGAAGTCAAAAACCGCCTCAACGGTCTTCTGAAGAGTTGGCTCAATTGGGTCCGGATCCGATGTCCCGTCCCCGTCCTCAAATGCGTGCTGGTAGTTTAACAGACATGGACGATCGTGAAGTATTGGCTCGTACGATTGCTGGAGAAGCGGGTAGCGAAAGTTTCAAAGGCCAACAAGGCGTGTTGAATGTATTGATGAACCGTGCCCGTAACGGTGGGTATGGCGGCAAAAACCTAAGAGATGTTGCTTTAGCCGATGGACAGTTTTCAACGTGGAATAAAGTTACTGGGTACGCAAAAGGCGAAGGCGGTCTAGACGTCTTTAATTTAAAACCTTCTGCTGAAATATATGGATTGGTTGATAAAGCGATGAACGGCAATCTCGACGACGTAACAGGAGGTGCTTTAAATTTCTACAATCCGGCAATAGCAGATCCTAAATGGGGCGCAAGATACGGCGGTAACTTCCCGTTGACGATTGGTAATCACATTTACGGGTGGGCTAAATAATGGATACCGCAAACAAGTTCAGCATGGAAGCAAATGGCATGGTACAAACCAAGCCTTTGACTGAGTGGAAAAAAGAACCAAGCGTCATGGATCTGAAAGCAGATCTTGATATTGCTAAACCGAGCCGAGACGCGAGGGTTACTCAGGTTCAACATTGGCTCAATCTTCGAAATATTGAAGGCAATGTCAAACCAAAGCAAATCAAAGGCCGTAGCCAAGTTCAGCCTAAGCTCATTCGTCGTCAAAACGAGTGGCGCTATTCTGCTGTATCCGAACCATTTCTAAGCTCAGAAAAACTGTTCAAAGTGTCTCCTGTAACGTGGGAAGACAAAGCAGCCGCTAATCAGAACGAGATGATTCTAAACTGGCAGATGCGTACTAAGCTGAACCGAGTGAAGTTTATCGATCAAGTTGTACGTACGTTTGTCGATGAAGGCACGGCCGTCATCCGTGTTGGTTGGATCAGGAATACAGAAATTGTTCAGGTAGAAAAACCTATCTACAATTTCTATGATCTACGTCCCGAAGACGAGCAGCAAGCAGAGATGTTGGCTCAAGCTCTTGAGATGCGTGTCCAGAACTACAATGAGTATTTGAACCTGCCGGAGATTCTCCAGGAAGCCACTGAGTTTACGATGGAGAACGAGCGTCCTGTATTTGCTGAACAAGTAGGTACAGAGATCGTTGAAGAAGAGAAAATCTTGGATAACCGTCCAACGGCCGAGATTGTGGATTATCCTAATTTTTATCTAGATCCAGCGGCCGAAGGTGACGTAGACAAAGCAACATTTGCTGTGGTGTCTTACGAAACTTCTAAAGCAGAGCTGTTGAAAGACGGCCGGTACTCCAATCTTGAAGACATCAAATGGGCCAATCAAAGCCCGTTGATCGAGACTGACCATGAGACCATGTCAGACAACACAACCGCCTTTAAAGATGATCTACGCAAGCGTGTCGTGGCCTACGAATACTGGGGCTGGTACGACATTGAAGGCAATGAATCGTTGGTTCCTATTGTGGCCACATGGGTCGGAAACACGATGATCCGTATGGAAAAAAATCCATACCCGGATCAAAAAATACCTTTCGTTGTCATCCCGTATCTTCCCGTCAAGAAGAGTGTTTTTGGTGAACCTGACGCTGAGTTGCTGAGTGAAAACCAAGCAATCTTGGGTGCTGTTACTCGTGGCATGGTCGACCTGTTGGGACGTAGTGCCAACGGTCAGACCGGTTTCTCTAAAGACATGCTCGATGCTGTAAACCGGCGCCGGTACGAAGCAGGACAAGATTACGAATTCAATCCAAACAAAGACCCACGTTTAGGCGTGCATCAACACTCGTATCCAGACATCCCAGCATCTGCCATGAATATGTTGGCTCTACAGAACCAAGACGCAGAAGCTCTCACAGGCGTTAAAGCCTTCTCTGGTGGCTTGTCTGGAGAAGCTTATGGTGACGTAGCCTCTGGTATCCGCGGTATGCTGGATGCAGCCTCTAAGCGCGAAATGGCCATTGTACGTCGTTTGGCTCAAGGCATCAAAGATATTGGAGACAAGTTTACATCAATGAACGCCATCTTCCTCTCCGAGGAAGAAGTCATTCGTGTGACTAATGATGAGTTTGTATCTATCCGTCGTGAAGACCTGGAAGGTGAATTTGATCTAGCAGTGGATATTTCTACGGCTGAAGTCGAAGATGCCCAAGCTCAGGATCTGACATTCATGTTGCAGACTATGGGCAACACCATGGACTTTAACCTGACCAAGATGATTTTGGGTCAGATTGCAAAACTGAAGCGTATGCCTGATCTCGCTAAACTGATTGAACAGTTTGAACCGCAACCAGATCCCATTGAGCAAGCACTGCGCGAGGCTGAGCTGCAAAAAGTACAAATGGAAATTCAGGTACTTCAGTCAGAGATCATGGTGAACCAGGCTAAAGCACGTGAGACGGCTTCCAATGCAGATCTAAAAGACTTGGACTTCTTGGAAACTGAAACAGGTACAAAACATGCGCGAGACGTAGATAAGACCCATGCTCAAGCACAGAGCAATCAGACGATGAAGATTACAGAAGGTATTCTGAAGCAAGGTGAAGGTGGACCGAGTAAAAGCAATATTCGTCAAGCAGTTGCGTACGATAGAATCACTCAAGCGTTGACCGATAGGAAGACTCAGTGAATCGTCCCAACCACACCACACCGCGTCAAATCACATCAGAATACCTCTTAAGGACACAAGATGAATAACGACATTGCTGAACTTGAATTGAACATCGAAGCAGCCAAAGAACTCATGCAACAGCGTGACGCTCTTCTCCGGTTGAACGATAACCATGACTTCAAGAAGATCATTGCTAAAGGCTATTTCGAAGACGAATCAATCCGTCTAACGCACTGCACTGCCGACCCAAACCAAAAGAACCACCGAGACGAGATCATGATCAGCTTGCAAGCCATATCGGTTCTAAAACAGCATCTACATTACATAATTGTAATGGGAAACAATGCCGAACAGGC